CGAGATGCAAGTAGAGAAATGGCAAGGTCGTTCAGTTGATTGTATATGGCTAGACGAGGAGCCAAGCAGAGAACTGTACTCACAGGCTGTAACCAGAACCTTGGATCGAAAGGGTATGGTTTACATGACGTTTACGCCAGAGTCTGGTATGACTGAGACAGTCGCCTCGTTCATGAATAACCTACAGTCTGGTCAGTCATTGACAAATGCGACTTGGGATGATGCCTCAGAGAAGATATTTTCCATGAATGGGGAGAGAGGGCATCTCAATGAGGCTGTCATGGAGCAGATTCTATCCTCCTATTCTCCGCATGAGAGGGAGATGAGGCGATACGGAAGACCCTCGATTGGTTCAGGATTGGTCTTTCCGCTGGGTGAAGAGAAGATTATGGTGGAGCCGATGGAGATAAAACCCCATTGGCCTAGAATAGCTGCAATAGACTTTGGGTGGGACCATCCTACGGCTGTTGTATGGTGTGCGATAGATAGGGAAGAGGAAATGTTTTATGTGTACGACTGTTACAGAGCGTCTAAAGCAAGCCCTTCAGCCCACTCCCAAATTATACGAAATAGACCTAATTTTATCCCCATTGCTTATCCCCATGACGGAAATAGACGAGATTCTATGGGTAATCCCGGTCTGGCTGACCAGTACCGTAACTTAGGTTGTAACTTCCTTCTGGAGCATTTTACCAATCCTCCGGCATTGGGGTCTAATAAAGGCTCTAACTCAATAGAGGAAGGCTTAATGGCTATGCTCCAATCCATAGAGGCCGGAAAGTTCAAGGTTTTCTCCACCCTTTCAGATTGGTTTGAAGAGTTCAGGATGTATCATCGAAAAGACAACAAGGTGGTTCCTCTACGGGATGACCTCATGAGCGCGACAAGATATGCGTTTCAATCCCAGCGTTTTGCTGTTGCGGGAGAAGACCCCACATGGACAGCAGACGTAGAATATAGGAACTATGGAATCGTTTAATGGCTAAAGAAAAAATTACTGACCAAGAACTTATCACTAGAATCCGTGGAGAAATCACGGACTCTTTGGGATATATGGGTGATACGATATCTAGCCAGAGAGAGCAGGCTATGCAGTATTACTATGGCCTTCCTTTTGGTAACGAGGTTGAAGGACGTTCCCAGTTTGTAGATACAACAGTAGCCGACACAATAGAATGGATTAAGCCCTCCTTGATGCGAGTCTTTGCCTCCGGGGATGAGATGGTAAAATTTAATCCTGTCGGGCCAGAAGATGTTGCTATGGCGGATCAAGCCACGGACTATGTGAATTATGTATTTACCCGTGATAACCCCGGATGGGAAATACTATATTCGTGGTTTACCGATGCTTTGCTGAGTAAGAACGGTATTGTTAAAGTGTGGTGGAATGAGCATGAGGAAGAAGAAAGAGAAGAATATAGTCAACTTAGTGAGATGGAGCTTTCTTACCTGATAACAGATGATGATATAGAGGTTGTAGAACATACTCAATATGAGGTTGATCTGGAGCCTAGACATGATATTGTTATTAAAAGGAAGAAAAAAAGTGGCAAGATAAAGATAGAAAATGTACCTCCTTCAGAGTTTCTTATAGCCAGAGAATCTAAAGACATTAATGACGCTAGGTTTGTTTGTCACCGGGTGTTAAAGACCTTATCTGAATTAAGGGAGATGTTCCCAGATGAGGATTTAGACGCAGAAGATTTGGGTGGTGGTGATGAAGACCTAATGGCTTTTTCTGGGGAAAGGCTAGAGAGGTATATGTATGATAAGTCAGCGAAATACTGGGAAGGATGGGGAGACTCTGGAACAGCTAACGAGGAAGGCTTACGCACTTACTGGTTACATGAAAGTTATTTAAAGACAGATTGGGATGGAGATGGAATTACCGAGCTAAGGAAGGTATGTACTGTCGGTAGCAAAGTATTAGAGAATGAAGCCGCAGATATTGTTCCTTTTGTCTCTCTAACCCCAATTAAAATTCCGCATAAGTTCTTTGGGTTGTCAGTTGCTGATCTGGTCATGGACCTTCAGCTAATAAAGAGTACCATGCTACGAACGCTCCTCGACAACGCTTATAACCAGAACTACGGAAGATATGCCGTACTAGAGGGGCAGGCGAATCTCGATGATCTACTCACCCAACGTCCGGGCGGAGTAGTTAGAGTTAAATCCCCCAACGCCGTAATGCCCCTCCCTACTCCCGCTTTGGAGCCTTACTCGTTCCAGATGCTTGAGTACCTTGATGGTGTGAGAGAGTCTAGGGCTGGTGTCAACAAATACTCACAAGGATTGAATGACAATGCCCTTACTTCTCATACTACTGCTTCTGCTGTTAATTCTGTAATGACTGCTGCCCAATCGAGGGTAGAGCTTATTGCAAGAAACTTTGCAGAGACAGGCGTAAAGGACTTGATGAAGGCGATATATATGCTATTGCAAAAACATCAGGATAAGGAAAGAGTCATAATGCTACGCAATCAGTGGATTCCGGTTAGGCCGGATGCTTGGAAAGATTCCTTTGATTGCACTGTCTCTGTTGCCCTTGGTAGCGGAAATAAGGACCAGCAGATGTCCCACCTTGTTACGATGCTTCAGTTTGCTGGGGACGCAATGAAGGGTGGTTTGAGTATTGTAAATCAGAAGAATATGTACAATATGGGGGCAGCCTTAATAAAGAATATGGGCTTTCAGAATGTTAGTGACTTCCTCACTGATCCAGACCAAGTTCCTCCACAGCCTGATCCTGAACAGCAGATGAAGGAAATGGAGATGCAACTCAAGCATAAAGAACTTGAGATAAAGGCAGCCGACATACAAGTCAAGCAACAGAAGATTCAACAGGTTGCTACGGCAGATGCGGTAGATGCACAACTGAAGATAGAAGAACTAAATCTTGAACGGCAACAGAACAGGGCTGTAGCAATAGGAGAAACGTAATGGATAAAGTAGTGTCATGGGCAACTGGTATGAAGCCTTTTCATACATGGAAGAAAAAGAAAGTTCCCGTAAAGGACTCCTTAGACAAAGAGATAAAACGATTAGATGTCGCTTCCCAAACCCCTAAAGAGAGAAGGGCTCGTCAAAATAGACGTTGGCATATGTTAAGGAATAAGCCTGTCTCATGAGGAACAAGAAATGGGTTCCGCATGGTAAGGCGGCTATTGCTGGCTCTGGTAATCGTAGTGGAACGACCGGAAGGGGGCAGGGAAAGTGGTGGAATCCGCCCTTAAATCCAAGCCCTGTAAAAGAATTGGATCAAATCATAAAGGAACTTGAAAAGAAGTAATGGATCAAGAACAACGGGAACGTCGAGCCCAATCATTAATAGACGACGAGTTGTTAAAAGAATCATTTGATGTATTGAAAGAAGATTTAATGAATCGCTGGAGTAGTAGCGGTTCTACAGATTTGGAAGCCAGAGAATCTATCTGGCTTGCAATGCGACTGCTTGACAGGATTCGTGGTCATCTAACGTCCATAGTTGAAACCGGACAGATGAACAAGATTCTTGACGAGCAACACCCATATATCTGACAAGAGGAATTTAATTATGGCGGATACGCAGATTGCCCCGCAAGCCCCGGCTGGATTACAGCCACCCACCGCGCCCGGAGGAAGTATAGCCGAGGCGCAAGAAGCATTACTCAGCCTATTGGAACCTGAAGAGGAAAAGCCTGAAACTGAGGAAGCTCAACCCACCGAAGAAGAAGAGTCTCAACCCGTAGAGGAAGATGAATCATTTGAGGAGGATACCGAAGAGGAAGAAGAATCCGTAGAGGAGGAAGAAGAATCTGAGGAACCCGATGAAGAAAGTGAAGGGACA